CAATGGCGGAACCTCACGCAGTGCTGTTCGTGACGAAAGAGTTAGTACCGCTCTTAAAAAACAGTTTTTTACCTGTATGGGAATTAAAAGGTAATGAGACTTTGAATGAATTATGGATGCAGAATGGGAAGTTTGCATCGGATGTATATTGTTATGGAAATGTGAGTCCATGGACCTATCGGCAACTACGTGCGCACGGATTTATATTTATTAGCACAAAGAAAAATGTAACACTAAAGGATGGTGCTTTAAATGTTGACATCCGGATACCAACAGAAGTGTTTGCATCAAATGATTTAAAGCAGCTTGAAACCTACGTTGGCAAGAAAAGGTTAACACTACGAAAGCAATTTGGGAATATATTAAGGCGTTTTGCGCTTGCGAAAGCATCAGTATTACATGGAAGTGAAGCTGAAACACTAAATGTTGCGAATCCAAGAGTACACAAAGTGAGAGGTTGGGTGAGATGTCCTCCAATATATGGTGAGTTTGCGATAGCACCTTGGGAAGTGAGTGATGATGCAACAGATGAAAAGTTGGTTTCAATGTTGGATTATTTTATCTACTCAGCGGAGGAAGTGCACTATGTTGGTTGCGGTGATTTACGAACACTACACAAGTATGCTCAAAGAAATAAGAAAAGATTCTCGAACATCTTGTGGCATTGCTACGACCCGATTGCGCCTGCAGATCCAAACGTTAATGTAAGAGTACATCGTACAATAGTCAAGAGTGGATCGCAGTTGATGGAACAAATGAATATGCTGAAAAGAGTTGAGCGTGTTTTAATTTGGGATGTTAGCAGTGATAGAGGGAACAAAAATGTAGTGGAGTGGGAACAGCAACGTAGTGAGGAAGATAGATTAGGTGAAAGTATTGCGAAGGAATTAGAAGGCACGTTTTCTATGGCGTTAATCAAACATCGAGTACCGCAATTGGTCGATGAGTATTGGTGTTCGACATCAATACTGATACCTCAACCTATGGCGCCGAAAGATATGTTTGAGCTGAGAAATGTGATGAAGCTATCAGGGTTTAGTTATGTAAAACGTGACCATATTGAGAAATGGCGTGAAATGAAGATCGATGTGCGACGGGCTCAAAATTTTTGTGTGAAATATCATCGCACTAATACCGGACGTAAGTTAAAGAAAATGTTATTTGAGTATTTGCACATTGAACAAGAGGATGGGTTACGAGCAAAATTGGATGAAGCGCGCGCTGATCTGTTTTATTTAAGTAATAGACGCAATCAAGCGTTTTGGCATTGCATACGTGATGTATTAAAGGTTACGCAAATTGGGACCCTATGGGTTGGTAAACGTAGATTATTTGACTATGATGATTTTGTAGTTTCAAGGTCAACTGTTATGTTACAGTGCAGCTATCGAGATGTAAGAGTATTTGATGGAAACGCAGCTGTATTATACTTACTTTGGAAATATCCGGAGATGTTTGACAAAACTTGGTCTTATGACCCAGGATGGGCGCAGAACTTTGCTGTAATTATTCATGATTCATGTCCTGAGCCACCGGTGCCAGATGTAAGTCTATGTCGATTTATTGGGCTACGTTTGCAATCATCAATGATTAGATTGAATAGTCCAAGCGCGCATGAAATGGCAGATCATTTGAAGAAGATCGGTTTGGACGTTTCTGGGCATATGATGATGACTTTAATGTCGGATGCACATGTTGCAGATTTATATTGGTGGATTAGAATGATTTTGGAATGGTCGAGCCAGGATGCAGCTGGAAAATTAAGAGATTTGCATAGATCGAAAGCAGATGTTATTGAATGGAAAGAGGAGATGGAAGGGAAACCGTGGCATCTAAAAAATGATTTGATATCAGCGTTGATTGAGTATGGACGATTTTGTCGAGAAGGAGAAAGAGAGAGTATTAACTCATGGATCGAACATCTGCGTAATCTATAAGGTTTGACAACCCAGGAGGGTGAGCCACTCATACACATACC